AAGACGCGCCGTGTCGTGTACACGATCTCGCCCATCGTACCCTTGGGGAACGTGTGGCGAACGAAGTCAACGGTGTAGCGCTTGTTGCTGATCTTGAACTCTTTGGGAATGTGCATTTGCTTCTCCTTCCTGCATGATATACAGCACGTGCTGCAACAAACGGCCTTCAGCGCAGAGTTGCTGCGTCAAGAGCCGCGCTTCTTCATACTTGTACTCAAGGCACAAGCTATGAATCTGTTTTGCCATGCGCTCAATTTGCATGAGCGGCATGGCGTAGTCATTGATGTCAGCCTTTTGCAAGTCCATAGCGTCGATGCGCACCTACATCTGAGTTAAGCGGAATACCCGGCAAGTAGCGCGGGGGCATGACCATCTGGGCCAAGGTCCAAGTCTTAGCCTCTTCCTGCTCGCTTTCCGGAGCGAGCGCCCACTGCTCATCATGCACCGTGCCGACGACGGGGTAGCGTCTACTCACTCGGAGCATGCCGTCCGTCATCACAACCCGGGCCGTCCCTTGCGTGACGTTGTTGCAGACCTTGCCCGCGTAGAGCTTGGTCCGCTTCTTGCCATCGGCGTACGTCCACTGCACGCGGCCTTTGGCGTCTTGCTCAGGGCGAAGGTCAGGATACACCACCGACATCCCGCTTGGCAAGATGATCTCTTCCTTGCGGAAGGTCAGGCACTTGTGCGTGTACTCCTTGCCCTTGTACAGACTGTGCTCGATCAGTTGGCCGAGCAGTTCCCAGAAGCCCACGACCGGGTGCGCCGTGGCGCGGTAGCGGTCGATGATGGCCTTGGCCGCAAGGCAGTGGAAGAGAAGCTCCGCCTCGCTGCACGTGTGCGGGATCGCCGCCATCTTGTCGAGGTTCTCGTCCCAGGACAGGAACTTCTCCGCCATCTCCCGGGTGACGCCGAGGGCCTTGGCCTCGTCCCGTGTGTAGCGCTTGGGTGGAGCGCCCAGGAAGCCCGTCAGAAGCTGTGCAGCGAAGCTTGCCCAGCCCAGCATGTACCCAGCACCCAGCAGCGCGCTCTTCGCGCTTTGCCGCTGCACCGGGTGGGACTCCCTCGTCATCCCGGGAAGCTGGAACATCTGCGAACCGAACGTAGCGTAGGGGTCGCCGCCCATGCGGAAGATGTCCAGCAGCGCGTCGTAGTCAGCCAGCCACGCCAGTACACGTGGCTCGATCTGCGAGAGGTCACCCGCCACGACCACGTAGCCCTCGGGAGCCATGATCGCCTTGCGCAGGAAGCTCCCGCGCTTGAGGTTCTGCATGTTGATGGCGCTGCCCTTGCTGGCCGTCCAGCGCCCCGTAGCCGCACCGTAGTACGACAGAGGCACCGGCAGTTCGCCGCGCTCTGCGATGTCTAGGAACCGCTGCGCCCGTGTCCGCTCCGAAGTTGACTTAACACGAAGACGGGCTTCACAGATAAGCGCGACATCTTCGTTGTCTGAATTAAGAAGGGCCTGGAATAGCGCGTCGTTCTTCGCAAAAGCAAAAGTACTTTTTCCAGTAGTCTTGCTTGTTTTTGTCGGCGGATCGACGCCCAGGGTTTTAAGAACTTCCGCGAACTTTTCGTTCGACGCGAGCGCAGCCTCCTCCACGCCGATCCTCTGTAGTAGCCCTTCACGTGCGGTCCTTTCTTCATCAATAGCGTGCTTCAGCATCTCCTTGTCCAGCGTCAGCAAGGGGCGCGTGTACATACGCAGGGTCATGTCAATGAGTCGAAGCTCCTTGACTGGATACCCGCGCTCCATCATGCGCAGGAATATCTGCTCGCACAGCCATGTGTCGTGCTTGCAGTAGTCGGCCAGTTCCAACTCGATCTCAAACGGAAGCTCATCGAGGATGTTCTCCGATGAGGCCAGACCCTGTCCCTTGGGTGGTAGCTCGTAGCGCTCGGCCAGCGCCTTGAGGCTGTTGCCTGCCTCGACGCCGTGCAGTGCGCGGCCCATGCTGAGCGTGTCCAGCAGGAAGGCCGGATGGATGCCGTAGTGCCACGCGAGGATGCTGCCGTCGAACTGCGTTTTTTGGCACAGGACGGCGGTGCTCTTCCAGTCGATGTGCGCCGCCCACCCGGGGATGTCCTTGCCTCTGATCCACACCGGGTTCTCGTCGGTGCCTGCGGTCTTGTAGCACAGCCCCCACGCCTTGAAGCGCGGGTCGCGTAGGTACTCCTCGTTGGTCTGGCAGGAGAACCCCAGACCAACCTTGCGGCCCCAGGCAGTTTCAAAGTCAACGGCCAGTATGCGCTTGAACGGCGCGCCGGGAATGGTGTAGGCGCTCAATTGAGTCGCCTCGGATCGATGGCCGGTTCGCCCTGCGTTTCCTTCAAATCCTGCGGCTCAAGCGCCGAGCACGCGGCCACCAGTATGGAGAACGCCTGCTCCTTAGACACGCGCAGGGGGTGGATCATCAGTCCTTCACCGTCGGTCACCAACAGGATGGCCGACAGGTTGCTGTCCGGTTTGCAGATAACGTCAGCAGCAACGGCAAGCGCTGCACGGGACATTTCAGTACGTTCTTCATCAGTTAGTTTCATGCTTACTCCTCACCAGCCACGTTTCGAGAAGTTCAAGGGTGTCTTCTCGTACCACCATCGTCGCGCCACCGGCACGATGAATCTTTGCCATCTCCGCTTCTTGAAGTGCAGTAGTCTTGTTGTAGCCCGCTTTGCACTCGATACCGAGGAAGCGTCCCCGGTAACAGACGATTATATCAGGTACTCCTGAGCGGCCATAGCCGCCAGTCATGGGGAAGAAGTAGTAGGCACCGTACTTGGTCAGCAGGTCGGTGCAGGCTTTCTTGACTTTGTTTTCTGGCGTTCGTGCCACGTTATTCTCCGGTGTTGATCTTACAGGTCTCTATCTCGATCAGCTTCTCGATGTAGTGCTTTGCCTTATGGAGGTCTTGCACTCCACCTTTCTTACGCCATCGAGAGAGGTACTTGACCGCGTTGCCGTCGAAGTACCCTAGACCCCAAGCATGGATAACATCCCACGTTTCGTAGGGAAGGTCTTTGTAGTGGCTGCCACCGTGTTGAATGTCGTTTGCGCTCATGTGCATCCTGTATTTAGTAAAGAGGGAAACGTAGATTCCCAGCCCTCTTTGGCTTCTGGGTTTAAGGATCACCTGCCCGCTGCACAGCGCTGACGGACGGGAAGGTGCTAGAAACGGCTTCGCATCTACGAGGTTAAAACCGCACTAGTTAGCTATGCAACCGTCAGCGTGTTTGTTCTTGGAAGAGCGTGGCGTTGGGGCCGCACTCGCGGCCTTCCAGGCGGGCGTCGAGGCAGTATGCCCACTCCCTGCGCCCTGCGGGCGTGCGCACAGCCGTGCAGCGTAGCACCTCGCTCTGCTCTTTGCGGCCCTCCAGGCGTCGATCGACATGCGCGCACCGCTCACACTGCTCGCGCTGCTGCCACCACAGGGCTGTCGCGGGATGGACTCGGAGGAACTCAGAACGAAGGGTTGCCATCGTCGGGCTCCTCGGCTTTGATGGCTTGGCAAATCTCCCGCGCATTGTTGTCGCTGATACACAAACCCGTGACGATGCGGCAGGCGCGGGTGCGCTCCTCCAACCGAGCCTGTTCCAGCTCCTTAATGTGTGCGTTGATGCGCTCGATCTCTGGCGCGTTGGCCGCGATGATTCGCTCGCGCTCGGCTGCGGCGACGAGGGCGGCGAAGCGGGTCAGCGTGGGGGTTATCTCCCACTGATCCACCCAGATCATGTCGCGCTTGGTTTCAAACCCAGCTTTGATGGCGGCTTCGATGATGTCGTCGCGGGTCATGTCTTGCTCCTCTCCTGAATCATGGCGTCGGCCATCTGGTACGCGCTGACTGCCCCGTGATCCCTGAGCCAGTTTGCGACGGCGGCAGGGTGATTGCTCGCGTTGGGGTTGGAACAGAATCCCTGCATCGCCTTCGCCGCGAAGTAGTCGCGCAGGGTCATGCCGCGTTGTTCATGCACCGTAAGGTCTTGGCAAAGTTCTGCTGGCACCGGGAACGCCGGTCCTCCGTCTTTCATGTCTTGCTCCTCTCCGGCCACCACGCGGGCCGGTCTGTCCATTCGATGAGGCGCTGGCCGGGCGACGGACATATTGCTCGGTGCCCCGCCCATTCGGCCGTGA